TTCGCGCCCGACCAACCTGCGCGGCAAGCAGGGCGTGATCGTGATCGACGAGGCGGCCTTTCATCCCGACCTCAAGGGCCTCTTGAAGGCGGCGATGGCGATGCTGCTCTGGGGCGACCGCGTGCACGTGCTCTCGACGCACAATGGCGCGGACAACGCGTTCAACGACCTGATCCAGGAAGTGCGCGCGGGCAAGCGCAAGGGCTCGGTGCACCGGATCACGTTCACCGAGGCGGTCGCCGCGGGCCTCTACAAGCGCGTCTGCCTGCGCCGCGGCATCGAGTGGACCGCCGATGGCGAGCGTGCGTGGGCCGCGGACGCTTATGCGTTCTACGGCGACGACGCGGACGAAGAACTCGACGTCGTGCCCTCGCAATCCGGCGGCGCGTTCCTGCCGATGGCGCTGATCGAGGCGCGCATGTCGGCCGATACGCCGCTCGTGCGCGGCAAGTGGCCGGCGGGCTTTACCCTCGAACCGGAATACGCGCGCAACGCCGAGGTCGCGGAGTGGTGCGAGCGCGAGATCGGGCCGCACCTCGAGGCGCTGGAGGAGGACGGGCGCTTCTCGCTCGGCGGCGACTGCGGCCGCGTCGCCGACCTGACCTCGTTCGACCTGTTGAACGAACAGAAGAACCTCGCGCAGCGCGTGGTGCTCCACGTGGAACTCTCTCGCTGCCCGTTCAAGCAGCAGGAGCAGATCCTCTTCTACATCCTCGACTTCGTGCGCGACCGGCGGCGCCTGAAGGCGGGCGCCCTGGATGCAGCCGGGATCGGCGCGGCGCTGGCCGAGGCCGCGGCGCAGCGCTACGGCGGCCTGGTGATCGAACAGGTGAAGCCGACCGAGAAGCTCTACATCGAGCAGATGCCGAAGTTCAAGGCCGCGTTCGAGGACGGCACGCTCGAGGGCATCCCGCGCGACCGCGAGATCCGCGACGACCTGCGCGCGCTGCGCGTCATCGGCGGCGTGCCGAAGCTCCCGAAGGAAAAAACCCAGAAGGCCGGCGGCGAGCGGCTCACCCGCCACGGCGACGCGGCGATCTCCTTGTTCCTCGCGCATTACGCCGCCCGGCGCGAGGTGGTCCCGATCGAATACCAGTCGCTCGGCCGGGTGCGCGAGAGCGCACGCCTCGCCGACTACGTGAGCGTGGAGTAGCGCATGGCAAAAACAAAGGACGTGAAGCGCCCGAAACCCGAGACGCGCGAGGTCGCCACCATCGGGCGCGACATCACGCGCTGGACCTACGGCGGGGTGATCGAGAACCTCGACGACACGCTGCGCACGCGCGGCGGCGGCAAGGGGCTCAAGATCTACGACGAGCTGGAGCGCGACGCGCACTGCTACGCGGAGCTGCAGAAGCGCAAGCTCGCCGTGGTGGCGCGGCCCTGGCAGGTCGATGCGGCATCGGATGCCGCGCTCGACAAGGACGCGGCGGATCTCGTCACCCGCCAACTCAAAGCCCTGGGCAAAGTCATCGACGACGAGCGCCAACTGATCACCGGGTTCGATCAGACCACCGCAAACTTTCTCGATGCGACGCTGAAGGGCTTCGCGGTGGGCGAGGTGATGTGGGAGGCGCGCGGCGCGGAACTGTGGGCCTCGCGCGTGATCCCGCGCGACCAGCGCCGCTTCGTGTTCGGCGAGGACCTGCGCCTGCGCATGCTGACGCGCGAGAACCTGATGCTCGGCGAGGAGCTCCCCGCCCGCAAATTCATCCTGCACCGCTTCGGCGCGAAAGATGACGCGCCGCACGGCAAGGGGCTCGGGCACATCCTCTTCTGGCCGGTGTTTTTCAAGCGTCAGGACATCGGCTTCTGGCTCGTCTTCGCCGACAAGTTCGGCTCCCCGACCGCGGTCGGCAAGTACCCGGCCGGCGCCAAGGCGGACGAGAAGCGCACGCTGCTCCAAGCGCTCGGCGCGATCGCGCAGGACGCCGGCATCATCGTGCCCGAGGGCATGCTGATCGAGCTGCTCGAAGCGACGCGCGCCGGCACCACCAACACCTACGAGACGCTCGCGCGCTACATGGACGAGCAGATCTCCAAAGCCGTGCTCGGCGGCACGGTGACCACGCAGGCGCAATCCACGGGTCTGGGCTCGGGCGTGGCGAACGTACAGGATGACGTGCGCATAGAGATCGCTACAGCGGACGCGGATCTTCTCTCCGACACGCTGAACGCGACGCTGGTGCGCTGGATCGTCGAGTACAACCTGCCCGGCGCGACCCCGCCCTTGCTGTACCGGAACTTCGAGGACGACGCGGGCGACGAGATCAACACCTTCACGATCGGCCTGCAGCGGCTGGTCGCAATGGGCCTCAAGGTGCCCGCCAAATGGGCGCACGACAAATGGAACATCCCGCTCGCCGGCGAAGGCGAAGAGGTGCTGCATGCGCCTGTGCTCGCGAGCCCGGACGGCGCAGATCCCGCGCTCCAGTTCGCCGAGGGCGATCCGGCGCGCGAGACCGCGGACCAGGCCGCGCTCGCGGCGGCGGCCGAGGCGCTCTCGGGTGAATGGCAGCGCGTGCTGGGGCCCCGCCTCGAGCAGCTGCTCGCATTTGCCGAGGAGAGCGGCGACTACGCGACCTTGCGCGAGCGCCTGGTGGAGCTGGCCGCGGCGCCGCCGACCCCGGACCTCGTCGAATCCCTGGAGCGCGCCGGCTTCTCGGCGCAGCTCCTCGCCCGGCCCCCCGTGCCGCGGGCCACTTGATTTGAAAAAATCTCCAACTGGCTCCGCGAACGCGAAAAGGCCGGGCCGCCACAATGCGATTTAAGCGATTTTGCGATGGGGGGGGGCGGCTAGGGCGCGCGGAGGGTGCCCTGACCCCTGTTAAGACCCTCTTAAAAACCCTCCAATCGCCAACCGGACGGGTAGGCAACCCCCCCGTTTGGCGGTGTCCGGCCGATTCGGGCGCCCAAACCTGCCCATTTTCACCCATGCCCGGAACCGGCGCGGCCCTGGCGCGGTGGTTTGGCTAGCGCATGGCGGCAACCCTCCAGGCCGCGTTCAACCTGCCGCCCGCGAAGGCGCTGGAGTTCTTTCGCGCGAAGGGCTTGGCGGCCTCGTTCGACTGGCGCGACATACTCCACGAGGAGCACGACCACGCCTTCACCGTGGCGAAGATGATGGATCTCGATCTGCTCGCCGAGACGCAGCGGGCGATGGAGCGCGCCGAGGCCGAGGGCTGGACGCTCAAGCGCTTCAGCGCGGAGCTGCGGCCCAAGCTCGAGGACGCCGGCTGGTGGGGCAAGCGCGCGATGGTCGATGCGGCCACGGGCGAAGAAAAACTCGTGCAGCTCGGCAGCCCGCGCCGCCTGCAGATCATCTACGACACGAACCTGCGCACCAGCTACTCCGCGGGCCACTGGGCGCGCATCGAACAGAATGCAAAGCGCCGGCCCTACGTGATGTACAGCGCGGTGATGGACGCGCGCACGCGCCCGCAGCACGCGGCGTGGAACGGCAAGGTGCTCGCCTGGGACGATCCGTGGTGGAATACGCACACGCCGCCGAACGGCTGGAACTGCCGCTGCACCGTGATCTCGCTCGGCGAGCGCGATTTGAAACGCTTCGGCAAGAGCGGGCCGGACGAAGCGCCGGCGTCCAGCGATCGCGAATGGACCAATCCGCGCACCGGGGAGGTGTTGCGCGTGCCCGCCGGCGTCGATCCGGGCTGGGGCTATGCGCCGGGCGCGTCTCGCCGCGCCGCGCTCGCCGAGCTCGTGCGCGAGAAGCTCGCGGCCGCGCCGGCGGATCTCGCCGCCGCGGTCCGGCGGCAGCTGGCGTAGCGGAAAGATCTGAACGTGACGGTGAAGAACTACGGCCAGGTCGAGATCGACGACGGCGGCACGCTCGAGATGTTCGAGCGCCTGGCGAAGCTCGGCGGCGACCAGTCCGAGGCGCTCGATGCGATCGGCGATGCGTGGCTCGCGCGCGTGCAGCTCGGCTTCGCGGGCGGCGCCGATCCGTGGGGCGTTCCCTGGGCGCCGCTCAAGTGGCGCTCGGGCCAGCCGCTGCGCGACAAGGGCCACCTGATGAATTCCTACAGCTACCAGGTCAGCGGCGGCGACACGCTGGATCTGGGCACCAACTACGGCCAGCTCACGGGCGGCGGATCGATCGCCGCGGTCCACCAGTTCGGCACCAACAAGGCGGGCCGCGGCCACAAGACCAGGATTCCCGCGCGGCCGATGCTGCCGATCAGCGAGTACGCCGCGCTGCCCAAGGACTGGGCGGACGAGGCGCTCGAGATCCTGCGCGACGCGATCGACGCCGCCGCGCGCCCACCCGGCGCCGCCTGAAAAACCGCAAGCGTTGACGTTATCGCTGCCGCGAGGCAAGCTACGAATCCCCCTGCCCGCGACGCACCCTGATCCGGTTCAGGGTGTAATCAATCTCCCGCAGTGCCTAAAGTTCGGCGCTCATGAGCAAGCGCGCGAACCGCCTTCCCATTCACGCCGGGACTTTCATTTCCCGCGACGGCACGAGGCATACGTTCAGTGAAGCGGACGTGCGCGACATCGTCGCGAGCTACGACCCGGCGAAGCTGAAAGCACCGCTCGTCATCGGCCATCCCGAACACGACTCGCCGGCCTGGGGCTGGGTGAAGCAGCTCGCGTTCAACGCCGACGGCGGCATCGACTACCAGGCCGAGGGCGTCATGCCGGAATTCTCGGGCTGGGTGAACGAGGGCCGCTGGAACCAGCAGAGCGTGGCGCTGTATCCGAAAGACCATGAGCAGAATCCGACGCCGGGCAGGTTCTACCTGCGGCACATCGGCTTTCTCGGCGCGAAGCCACCCGCGATCAAGGGCTATCCGTGCCCGAGCTTCGCGGCCGGCGACGCCGGCGTGATCGAGTTCAGCGACTGGAACGGCCTCACCGTGGCCGGGCTCTTCCGGCGCATCAAGAACTGGATGATCGAATCGAGCGGCCAGGAGAAGGCCGACGCCGTGCTCCCGGAATGGGAGATCGAGAACCTCACCGTCAGCGCGGCGCAGAAAGAAGAGCCGCGGCCGGCATTTTCCGAAACCGAAGGAGATGGGATGACACCGGAACAAATCGCAGCCGCCGCCAAACTCAAGGCCGACCAGGAAACGCTCGCGCGCCAGCAGCTTGAATTCGCCGAGCGCGACAAGAAGCTGAAGGCCGACGAAGCCGCCGCGCGCCAGGGCGCGCTGCGCGCCGCCGCCGCTGGCGTCGTCGACGGCTTGGTGAAAGAGGGCAAGGTGCTCCCCGCGCTGGCAGCCGGAGCGATCGCGTTCATGGCGAGCATGAACAGCGAGGCCCTTCCCGAGATCGAGTTCAGCGAAGGCGACAAGACGGTCAAGAAGACGAACCTTCAATGGTTCATCGACTACCTCAAGGCGCAGCCCAAGGTGGTCGAGTTCGCCGAGCGCGGCAACCAGGGCTTGCCGGCGAGCGACCTCAACGCCGCGGAGCTTTCCAAGCGCGCGATCGAGTTCCAGGAGGCCGAGCGCGCCGCCGGCCGCGAGATCAGCGTCACCGCGGCGGTGACCCACGTCACGCAGCAGCTCGCGCAATAGGGCGCGCGCGAACACCCCTCATTTTTCAAGGAGCACAAGTTGAACCCGATCCTCACCAAGAGCTACATCGCCGGCGCGGCCATCGCTGCCTGTCGTTTCCTCAAGCACGGCGCCGCCGACGGCAAGGCGATCCAGGCGACCGACGCATCCGCCGCGGTCCTCGGCGTCTCGGTCGAGAACGTCGCGGCCGCGCTCGATGCGAGCGTCGACTGCATCAAGGCGGGCCTCGCCTACCTCGAACTCGGCGGCAACGTCACGCGCGGCGCGATCCTGATCCCCGACGCCAACGGCAAAGGCGTGGCGGCCGTCATCACTCCCGGCACCGAGCAGCACGCCGGCGCGATCGCGGAAGTCGCGGGCGCCGCGGGCGACTTGATCCCGGTGCAGGTGATCGCCGGCACCGTCATCGCCACCGACACCGGCATCGCCACCGCCGAGGTCACCGTCACCACCGGCCAACTGCTCGCGTTGAACGCGGTGCCGAAGCAACTGATCGCTGCGCCCGGCGTGGGCAAGGCGATCATCGTCGAGGACGTGCAGCTCATGCTCGACTTCAACACGGTCGGCTACGCGGGCATCGCCGCGGGCGAGGACCTGTCGGTCAAATACACCGACGGCGCCGGCGCGGAGATCGCCCAGGTGGAAGCCACCGGCTTCCTCGACGCCGTGGCGGACGAATTTCGGCACGTGCGGCCGGCGAGCGCCGCGGCCATCGAACCCGTCGCCAACGCGGCCGTGGTGCTGCACATGCTGGTGGGCGAGATCATCACCGGCAATTCGCCGCTCAAGGTGCGCATCCGCTACCGCACCGTCGACGTCGCCTGGTAACCGGCGCAACGCGGCCCCGCTCAGAGATCCCTCTTTCCTACGGAGAACCAAGCACCATGAAAAGCACCTCAAACATCAACCTGGCGGCGAGCAGCGTCACCGTGCTGATCCTGCTTGTGATGGCGATCGCGCTGATGTTCGGCGCGTGGCAACCCGCGCCGGCGGATTCCGCACTCGGCGTAAGCGTTCTGATCGGCATGGTCGTCGCGCCCTTCCCGGTCACGCCGCAGCTCACCGCGGTCGCGCTCGCCTACCGCAACAACGCGATGATCGCCGATGCCGTCCTGCCGCGCGTGCCGGTCGGCGCGCAGAACTTCAAGTACAACAGCTTCCCGAAAGGCGAGATGCTCGTCGTACCGGATACCAAGGTGGGCCGCAAGGGCGCGCCCAACACGGTGGAATTCACCGCCATCGAGGTGGACGGCTCGACGCAGGACCACGCCCTGGACGATGAAGTGCCCAACGCTGACATCGCCAACGCCGCCGCGCAGCCCGGCATGCCCGACCCGCTGATGCGCGCCACCGAAGGCGTGACCGAGCTGATCGTGCTCGCGCGCGAGGTGCGCGCCGCGGCGCTCGTCTTCGCCGCCGCGAACTACGCGGGCGCGAACAAGGTGACGCTCGCCGGTAACGACATCTGGTCCACCAAGCACGCCGACAGCGACCCGATCACCGACATCCTCACCGGCCTCGACGTGCCGATGATGCGGCCCAACGTGATGGTGCTCGGGCAAAGCGCCTCGATCGCGCTGCGCACGCACCCCTTCATCGTCAAGGCCTACAACGGCAGCGAAGGCGCCAACGGCGTGGTGCCGGTCTCCTTCATCAAGGACCTGTTCGAGATGGAGGAAGTGGTCGTCGGCCAGGGCTGGGTTACATCAAGCAAGAAGGGCCAGGCGGTGGTGCGGGTGCGCGTCTGGGGCGGCGACTGCGCCCTGATCTACCGCAACAAGCAGGCCGACACGCAGCGCGGCGTCACCTTCGGCGTCACCGCGCAATGGGGCGCGCGCATCGCGGGCTCCGAGTACGACGGCAAGATCGGTATGCGCGGCGGCCAGCGCGTGCGGGTGGGCGAGTCGGTCAAGGAACTCCTGATGGCCGACGACCTGGGCTACCTGATCAAGGTGGCGTCGAGCTAAGCCAGGGCCAGCCCTCGAGCCTCAGCGTCTCAGAGGGGCGCTCCGGCAACGACCTGGGCGCCCCTTCTTATATGAGCCCATGACCTACGCCACCCAACAGGACCTCGTCGACCGCTTCGGCACCACGGAGCTGGCGCAGCTCACCGACCGCACCAACGGCACGG